TCTGTAGTGGTGTTGTTCCCGCCCATATACCTGAGCCTATGTTGTTGTCTAACGCAAAGTCAAGACAATCTTTTTTAACCTGGCAGGTGAAACAGATCGTTCGTGCCTGTGCAAGTTTGTGATGGTTCTCTGTTCCTTGTCCTTCTTCTAAGAAAAACAGTTCGGGGCCTGCGCCTCGACACGCTGCTTCCTCCACGAAACTAAACTTTTTGTTGACCAGACTGTAATAGTCATAGTTTTCGGCTGCTGACATTCCCTCTCCCTCGTTGTCATCTTGATATTCGTCTATAAGTTCCAATGTCCTAAGCCGCCGTTCCTGTAAAGGTATCGGGCTACCGCAAGGTTGCACCGTACGTTAAACAGTACCGACAAATCGCCTCGTTGTGAAGCACATTCTTTTGCTGTGACCGTAACCCAACTGGAGTTGATCTGCACCAACCCTCGGTCTTGGGACTTGTTACGGTTCAATGTTTTGTTGTGGGCCAGCGGGTTACACCGGCTTTCACGCCAAGCAATATATGAAAATGTTTTTATTGGTAGCCCGAACGCTGCGAACTCTGCTTCCCATTGAGGGCAACGCTTCGTTTTATCCTTCGGTACACCCGCAGGAACCTGCTCGACAGGCAGTATCAGAACCTTGTCAGACGCTCTGTAAGCCTCTGAGAGAGGCGATACTGACGGGTTCGCAGGGTTGGCAGGGGCTTCAGCAGCTTTAACCATGCTGCCGAAGGTAATTGTCCCTACTAGAGCAACGGCAAATAGCCGTACAAGTGATCTCATCGGTCCTCCAAGTTTAGCAAATTATTACGGATTGCTTACAGCGATTGGGCTAGGTACTCGACTGCTTTCGTTATGAGTTGTGGGTCATCATTGAAATGCCCCAGCCCCATATTGCATTTGTTACATAGTAACCCGCGAAAACAACTCCCGCAACTGTTCTTTCCATCACAGCAAGTGTGATCGTGGTCCACGGACAGCATCATTGGTCGTCCAGTTCTAAGATCAATTCTTCCGTTTGTGTCACCACAAATAGCACACTTGCCGTTCTGTTCTTTTAATACGCGCTTGTAATCTTCCAAAGAGATGTTGTGTGCTTCCCTCAATTTTGAGTTCTTTACCGCATCGGGATTGTTCTTACGCCGTGACTGTTGCTGAATACGTTGCCGTTCCCTAATTGATTCACGGTTGTTCTCGCGATAATTGGCGAGCGTCAAGTTTCTACAAGTTTTACACCAACTATGCCTTCCATCAGGCTTTGTTTCTTGCCGGTGAAAGAAAGATATCTCTTGTTCTATCCCGCACTTGCTACACTTTTTCATATCGAACTCCGATCGTTCGGTCAATCCCTGGCAGCTGAAACTGTGCAGGGATATTTATTTCTCTAAATAATAACATTCCATCGCAGGGCGAACCAAGTCATCCCATGTTGACAGTCTGATGATGACCAAACCTTCGTTACCCCATCCATCAGGCATGAGTATTGCTCTTGCTGGTTTCCTGCGTGAACCGAAATCGGCTTCGTTGGATTTGACTTGGCTCTCAATACGCAACCAAGCATTTACAGCAGGTTGTATTTGTTTGCCAGCTTTTACCTCATTGGCAAAGATTTCGTCCTGCCAACGCTCCTCGTTTGCGTCACCAAACTTATGTGAAGGGGCAACACCTAGACGCTTGCGGGCATCGCGCTGTTTTTTTAGTCCTTTACGACGTGAGTTCTTGCCACGGGCAACAGGATCGTTACATCCTTTGACCCGTCGCTTACCGTCACGAGCTTCACGTCCAAGAGTTCCGAACTTAGGGCATCCATCGACTGTGCATTTTTCTTTGTTGCCTTCACAGTAATCCTTCCTGTTCTGCTCGACAGCCATTACGCCTTCAAGATGGTGATGAGTTCAGAAATCTCAGACTTTGTGAGTTCCTCTAACGAACCAATCACACGGCCTGATGAGTCTGATGCCATTGACAGTTGCTCAGCCTTCTGCCCAATACCTTTGCTTGATGCTAGAGCGCGGAACATTCCGATCTGTTTGCTTGTTGCCGGTGCGCCAGGTTCTTTGATTTGTGGTGTGCCGTTGGCAGGATGGTTGGCTTTGGATTCTGCTACCACTTCTTCGGCAGAGAAAATGTTGATGACTGCTGCGACTGCTTCTTGGGTGGTTTTGAACGCAGGGTTGAAGTCGTCCATCACTTCAGGTGGCAACTCATCTTCTTGTGCTACATCTTCTTGAGCGAATGATGCTGCCAACTCTTTTGCTTTGGCGAACGCTTCACGCAACGCAGGCATCTGTGATTCTTTCAGGTCTGCTAGGTCAATCTTTGCTGACTTGGCAATGTGTTCATGGTTCAGCCCTGCCGTCTTGCAAGCATCTACGAAACGTTTGATGTTGTCCATCGACACCAACGGGTCTTTGTGTGTTGCTGATGCTTTAGATATTGATATCGACATATCTTTTAGCGGTACTGAAGGCTTAGGTGCAGGTGTAGATGAGGTGTATGAAACATCATCCCACTCTTGCTTAGTCCACAACGACAGGCATACACCGAAGCGCATACTGGCGTTACGAATGAAGTCCGAGATCAACTCTTTGAGCAGGTCAGGTTTGTTATGCATGACCGAACCAATACCCAAGCGGCGTACACCGAGGATGGTGAGCCAGCCTGCCATGTGTGCCATGCCGTTCTCCACACGGTAAGCCGGTAGGCCGTTCGCATCAAACGCGGTTGGTTCCCATGTCCACTCAGGGTCAATCTCGATAAGCATTTTGGTTACGTCTGCGTGACCTACGAAGTCAAGTTGCATCCCACCTTTAGGTAGTTTGCCTACGATCTTCGGATCAGGTACGCCATATTTGCTGATGATTTCTTCTAGTTTCATTTCGTTGCTCCCTCTGTTGTTTGTATGTTTAATGCTTCACGAATTGGCTGTGCCAATACTCTGATTGATTCTCCAATGCGAATGATTGGGAACTGTCCTAACTGATTTGTCTCTGCACACTGCTTATATGCGTGTGGTCTAGATATGCGCAACAAGTCTGCTGCCTCTGTCACCTTCAACGTAATCGTATTTGGATCACGCAACAATTCAAACGGTGAACTCATTACTTCGCCTCCTTAGCGATGATCCGCATAGTGCGGAAGGTTGATGTTTTCTTAAACTTTTCTGCCAACGCAGGATGCTCAGCCTCAAACTTCTTGGTGTCAAACGATGTGCGTTTGCTGTTCTTCCACGATACGACCTGGGTTCCGTCAATCGCGCCATACTCAGCGTCCTGCAACAGCATCGCCAGTTCACCCTTGATGAGTTCCTCAACAGCTTCAGCCTGCTTCTTCTGTTCACGGGCTTGTGCCAACCGTTCTAGACTCGCATACACCTCATGACCGAGTACGACTGTGTTTCCGTAACCCTCGGGGTAGAGCGTACTGGCGTTGTCATAGGTGGGATCAGCTATGTCAGGCATCATTCCCATGTCGATGAAGCCCAAGAATTTGCGGGCTGCCTCAATGTGGAGTTGTTTCTCGTCACTAGTTACGGTTTGTGTATGGAACTGAAGTTGCAGGTCGCTGTCAAATATGATCCAGTGGATTTCGTGACTACCTGTGCATATCGCTTGTTGAACTCCTTGCCAGTACCAGGTTCGGGAAAGTTGTCCCGTCCAACGCTTGTTATATGTTTTGAGTTCATAAAACTTGCCGGTGACAGTTGATCGTCCGTCCATTGTGGACATGAGGCGTACACCTGGTTCTTCGTAACAGAACATTTCGTTTGGTTCCACGATGAAGTCACCAAGTATTTCTCCTGCCCAACCCATGAGTGGGCCTTCAAGGATTGTGCCTCGACGCATCGCATCATTTTGTTCTTTTGGTACAGGGGGTGTGTCTGCCAAAAGTTCAACGGCAAGGTCAGCGGGTGTGGTGTATTTGTGTTCACCGTGGATCGCTGCTGCTATTGATGCGGTGATTCGTTTCTCACCTTTTTCGTTTGCCCAACGTAGGTTGAGCCAGTCTTGGCTGCCGTGTGTTGGCTTGGGGATGGTTGATAGATTCTGCATTGTTCCTCCTATGGTTTGTGCAGGTATTTTTAATCTAGGGGTGTTACACGGTTAATGTCAAGTCAATCGCTTTCATGTCGCGTACCATCGCTACAGGGATATGTATAGCGTGGATGCCTTCTTCTTTGCAAATGGTTTGCCACACGGTCACATGGTTATCTTTGGAACCTGGTTCACCGACTGGTATTAGGAACCCTATGGTGTCTACGAGACATTCACCATCGTCCTCATAGGACTGCATATCTAGCCAGCCACCTTCGGACAGATGGGTGTCAGCCCAACGAATATAAACGACGGTTCTATTCATCAAAGTCATCGGGTTTTTCTCCGCAGTCAGGGTTACGTGGGATCACCCCACGATATACGCATGGGCATAAACGTGCGTCTTTCATAGGACCTCCAGATCAGACCAGTTCCGTTTGTCATGGCGACCCACCAGCAGCGTGAGCGTACCTGGGGTAGACCAAACACCTTTAGAGTCAGCGAACCACTTTGATCCACCATCCATTGACGGGCATTGGATACGGGTGTATGCACCATGATCGGTAACTTGCAAATGGTGTTTGTGGGCGGTGATCCACAAGTCAGGTTCGCGTCCCTGTTCACGCAGAATCATTATCGACTGTGCGTTCAACCATTCAACTTCTTTGCCGGTGATTTTGTGGCCGTGAGCGAACGCAAGTTTGACATCGGATAACACTTTGGTTGTGACCATCTCATCGTGTGGGATAGTCCATTCAAGGTTCGGTATCTGGCTGTCAAGGATTCGGTACAGAACATCCATCAGGAATCCACCAGCGTTGTCTGAGTCTGATGTTACGGCTTTCCCGTTTCGGCGTGTCCACTCCCCGTGGTTACACAGCACACCAACAACATCTAACACATCAACAAGTGATGCGATAGTGCTGATGCCTTTAGCGAACAGGTCTGCACCGAGTAGTAACTGTTCACGTTGGGTGAGTTCAACGGTAAAGAGCTGGCTCGCATAGTTCCCATCGCAACCCTCAAACGGATCACCCATGTTCACTAATGCAGCACCCTCAATGTTTCTACCTTTACGGCGAAGATCATGAAGTTGTTGAACTGTTTTCTCTAATGATTCCAGTACTCGCTCGACGGTTGCTTCTACACCACCGCCAGCAGATTTACCGAGTTGTAGGTCAGCCCAGTTGATTACGAACGTGCATGGTGGCTCATCAGATGGTTTGTTTACGGGGCGTTTAGGTTGCTTCCATTTGGAAACCTTCTGTCGTAACGCCTCAATATCTTCATCAGGTAAAACCATGTTTGCTTTGCGACGGAACCTTGCACGATACGAGTACAACCATGCAATGTCTCGATCACCGTTCTCTAAACGCTTAGAGGTCTGCCACTTGGACATTCGTACTGTGTCGTCAACAACTTCAAATACTGTTGGGTCTAAACCGAACCCGACAAGTATCGCTGTCCAGTCTGATGTGATCGGTGTAGGTAATGCACCGGTAGAGATTTCTCCACCATCGGGTGTTACTTCAGCCCATGCACGTTGGTTCTCTGGCGGTTGGGATTCCTCGTTCAATTCATCCTTTAATGACATGAGCGAATTCCCCTCGACGGTACTTGTTGATTGAAGATGCGTCTAAGTCTATTCCGCGCCTCTCCAATACCTTGCTGATTGTCGGCGCGGTTATCGTGTGATCGTCTAACGCTTCGATAAGTTCTTTGCGATCTGTTTCATCCATTGATTCCAGTACACGTTGGATTCTTGGGATGCGGCCCGACGGGACAGCTTTCTCAGATCGTATTTCACTTAGCAGACTTTGCTTTACGGGCTTGTTCAACTCTTGCTCCCTCTATGAGTTTGTTTATCTTTTCGATAACTTCCCATAGTGCGTCAGCTTGATCCCTCCCAGGATTAGATTTCAAGAGACAGTCACGCACCAAAGTTAACTCAACGGTAGTTAATCCCTTT